ACAGTTCCCCAAGTAACATAATCAGTATTAGTTACAGCGGAATAAGTAGAGTCATCTGAACTATCTTGTAATATTAAAGTCCAATAAACACTACCTGATAATGTATCTCCACTTTCGCCAACATTTACTATTATCATTCCACCATTATCGAATTGTAAATCAATACCTGATGAATTGGTTGTTGCGGTTAAAGTAGCAGGGTCAATAATTTGTGAAACAGCTATATTATTTGCTAAATCAATCATACTCATATTCTATCTCCCTTAAACACTAATTTTAAGTTTACGTATAGCTTCAGCTAATACTACTTGTCCACCAACACGTTTACGAGCAATATATCTTATAGAGCCTGTATTTGCTTGTGTATATGGATCACGAAGTATTGACAAAGCAATACGATCAACGATTACGTAGCCTCTTCGGAAATCACCGAATGCTACTGGAAAAGCTCCTGCTCCTACGTCTGGCATGTCTGTTGCTTCAACGTAAGGTTGTCCAAGAATAGTATTTGGCACACCTACTTGTAAAGAGAAACCTGCTTGGAATACATATGAGCCACCAGCACCAGTATTAAGCTGTCTAATTAGACCTAATGTACCTCTGTTCATTGTAAATACACCATTTCTAGCATAATCAGTTTTAACATCTGAATAAAGGTCTATTAAACCATTTATTGTTAAAGCTGTACCATCACCAGAATTAGTTTCTGCAATACTGCTATTTACCATGAATCCTTCTGGTTGACCTTGAGCAGTACCATTAACAAAAGAAGTACCTTCTGATTTTGCAAATTGTGTAGCAAACTCATTAGATAGTTCATCTTGCATGTTGAAAACTGGATCTTCAACATCTTGCTCAGATATATCAACTAAAGCATATAATTCATGTGCCGCAATTTCTTCTAAGCCATAAGAAAGACCTGTTGATTCTGATCTTGTACCTATTTCAGATGTCCATTGTGCCGCAAATGTTCCTGTTCTAGTTGGCATTTGTACAGAACGATTAGTTGTGCTTCTGATACGTGCTACAGAACGGATAGGAGAAATTTCAGTTACTTTTTTGATTATTTCTCTTACATATTCTGGTGGAGCTAAATAACCACCTGATGTATCGTTTGATACAGTAAGTGTTTTTAATTCCATCTCATCTAAACTTTCTTTACCTTTTCTTAAAAGTTTTTCGAAAGATTTAGCAGTTACATCAATTTGCTCGCTGGAATATCCTGCATCTGGTCTTTTCATTGCAGTTTCCATTTTTTCAAGCTTATCGTTTACGTTTTTTTGCTCTAGAAATATTTTTGTAGCCTTTTGATTAAAGTCTTCATAAACATCTAAAGTTTTTTCTACTTTGGCAAGTTTATCCTCAGTTATAGGATCAACTGCGCCTTTTTTCTCCAATTCAGCTATTTTTTGGTTGTTGACATCTTTAAATTCTTCAAAAGCTTTGCCAATACCATCAACTGCTTCACGGAGTTCAGATTGAGTTATATTATCACTCATAGAACTACTCCTTATTTAGATTGAAATTTATTAATTAACTCTCTCATAGAATCAACTAACGGTTTAGAGCCTTCAGAATCAACATCCCATTGTTCAGTCAGACTTGATGAGATTGCTTTACTAGCAATCTTAGCTTCAGACCTAGATAAACTACCTTCATCTCGAAGGAATTTTTCCCAGTCCCTTATAGTCCTGTCAGCACCCTTTACTGCTTGAATCTGTGCTTTTGGATTCATTGGAAAGGTTACAAGACTAATCTCCATGAGGTCGAGTTCTTTTAGATGCCTTTTTCTTTTTCTATCATCATAATATTGCTTTGCAGGGTCAGCTTTATAGCCTATAGACAAACCATCTATAGCTCCCATTTTAAGCAATTCATAGGCATCTCTTCCACCTTGTGTACCAAGTGCAAGTCGACCACGAACTTTTAAACCTTCGCCATCTTCAGAAATTGATTCATAAATTCCTATTGGCATATCAGTTTTATGTTGCCAAAGCATTTTTACGTTTTTAGCTTTCCTTTTTCGTAAACTTTTTACAAATGCTCCTTCTTCAACAACATCATTACCTAAATCTTTGTTTCCGAAGATACTAGCATATCCTTCAAATATACCTTCTTCTTCATCTTCTGATTTAATCTTAAATTCTGTTTTTATATCTAAAGATTTAGACTCTATTTCTGTTTCATCAAATTTTACTGGTGATTCCATATTTTCATCATTAAACATAGTGGACATTCTCTCATAATATTGGTTAATTTTAAGTTTTATCTTATCTTTATCTTCATTAGGTATATCAACACCACCTCTAGCTCCTGACAACACTCCTGCCACAGCAAATAAAGCTCTTGGAATAGCTACTAATTTATTATCAACAACATCAGCTATTGGTAATTTATAACCACCAAAGTTTTCTTCATCTTCAGTATCATAAAATAAAAAAGCTCTTTTATATTGTGCTGATGGTTTATCTTTACTATTTGTAAAATCTCTTATTCTAGCTATAGCTTCACTAGAATCCCATTGCTTATCTCTATCATTTAAAACAGGCAACATAGTATTCATTACAGCTTTTTCAAGATAATTCATAGTTACTCCCACTCTTTTGACTGCATATGCTGTCTTTCACCCATGTGGGTATAATTAAAGTATCAGCTTTTATTTTTATACGCAAGTGTAAACTATATCCCATCTTTTGATAAATGAAAAACAGGAGATTCAAATTCCCAAATTTTTATTAGTTCTTGTGTTTCATAATCTATAAATTGAAATAAAAAATCAAAATCTTTCTTATCTTGTTTTGTCCAATTTTTTCTTCCTTTCATTAATAATTTATTTGCTTGTGCATGATATATATTTATATTAGATGCCATTTGCTTCCTTCATAATGTCTTGTATAAATTCGTTGAATACTGGGTCTGTTAAATCTTTTCTATCTTGAAAATATAATGCAAAGTTTTCTGCAAACCATTCATGGTCATTATCTGATGAATAAATACTTGGTCCACCTTCTTCTATATTTTTTTTATTTATTCTTTGTAATCTTCTTTCTATGTCTGTAACTCCACCAAATTCACGAAGACCATAGTTTTCTGCATTGCTAACTTTAGTAATTTGATGCACATGATGTCCAAATTCATGATACATATTGTTTCGTATTCTATCTAATCCATCATCAAAATAAGTTAAACCATTACCTGCTCTATAAGTTAACTCATCTCCTCTTTTCCATGTATTTTTTGTAAACTCTACTTTGTCATATGATTCATTAATTCTTGCTTTACTTCTTTCTGCTCTTGTTTGTTTTTCAAGTACAATTTTATATCTCGCTATCCATGAATCATATACTGATTTAGGTGGATTTATTTTTAAAGGAGATAAATCTAAAACCTTTCTAACTTCATTAAATTTTTTACCTTCTTCAGTAAGAGCTGTTACATTTACTTTTAATTCATCTAATTCTTTATCTAACTTTGATAGTTTTAATGCATCTCTTTCACTTATTGGTTTTGCACCTTTAATGCCTTTTGCATATTGATTAAAAATATTTGCTTCTATACCTAATATTCCATCTCCCATAGAAGCTACTATTTCTTTTCCTTTTACTCTTTTTACTGGTTGAATAGAATTTAATTTAGGAATATCAAATCTTACTGCTAAATCATCTAACTCTTTTAAAACTTCAAAAACAGCAGTAGCCGTTACATCATCTAAATTTTTTAAATTATTTTTAAATGGTGTTCCTCCAAACCTACTTCCATATGAATAATCAAAACCTGAAGAATTTTCAATATCAAAATCTATTTGATTATATTCTGGTTTTACTTTCTTTGTTCTTTCATCTAATTGTTTTTTTATTTCTCTAGTAGAACTAATTTTTAATGTATCACCTCTTAATGACCTGTTAATAGCAGGAGCTAATAAAGCCTCTATAGATAAAGGTTTTGCAGTACTTGGTTCTGTTGTGTCTGTTAAATCTACTGGTTGAACTACATTTTGTTGTTCATCAAAGACTTCAGTTTCATCATCTATGTATATTATTGCACATCTGCAATTAATTACATTAGCCGCTCCACCTTTTGGATCACCTGTATATTCCATAGGTCTACCACCTACTATAAAATTCTCATCCATAGAAACTACTTGTCCGTTAGCTATTCTATGTGCCTCTCTTGTCCTATCGTCATTTACAGCTACCCATTGCTTGTTTAAATTAGGTTGTATCTTTTGATATTCTATTCCTTGTTGATGATTAGCAAAAGATGCGGCAGAATGTGTTTCTGTTCTTGCTATTGTCGCTGACCTTGATCTTGTAAATTTAGGACTAAACCTTTCTCTTATGTTTTTAGATATTTGTGGTAAAGGTAAGCCATCTTTTTGTCCTGCTACTAAAACTCTCTGTAGTTGTTTTCTTGTTGTGCTGTCTATATCAGATATATGGTTAGCTCCTACCCTAAAAGTAAATTTCTCTAATAACTCAGTAAAAAAAGCATTATCAGCTCTTTTAACAAATAAATAATTATCTACTCTACTAGCAAATGTTTTAATAACTTCATACCAATGAGGTTTTAGTACCTTTTCTAGCTCTGGTCTACTTTGCGATAAATATACATCAAAACCAGTTGTGCCTGACTCTTCTAAGGCTTTTGCCGCACCATTGCCTATTTTACTGAAGTAATTAATAAGTCTTTGAGTTATACCTCTTTCAAAGCCTCTTCGTATTCTGTCCTGAGTATATGCTTCTTTCCTAGCATCAATTTTCTTTTTAGTTCTTTTATAAGCTAATTGCATAACTACTCTTTGTTTATTTCATCAACTTTTCTTTTGCTCCAAGCAAAACCTACATCTCCNCCCCATAAAGCCCAAGCAATTCTACCTGCTGATGGGTAGCCTTCTTCTCCTCTTCTAAAACCTTGAGCTTCTTTATCAACTTCATGCCTAGAAAAAAAAGATTTCATACGATTAACAGTGCTTTCTGATAGATTTTCTCTGTTTACTAATTGATTTGCCCTAGCAACACCAATACTTGTGCCACCTCTGTTAAACTCTTTGCGCCAATCTAAACCTCTTTGCGCCTCTTCTGCCATTTCTTCTGTTGGTTTGAGATTAACTTGTTTGGTTAGCTCTTCATAAGTATCATGAGTATTACATGGCATATAGTATGTAACACCATTTATATCCATAGTATGAGAGCCTATGCACCCTATTTGCTCTGCTCTTCTTTCAGCATCTTCTCTTGTTACATGAAGTTCAAGACTTTTTTTTTCACCATAAGTATCTTCATAAAGTTTTTCTGCATCATCTTCATCAAGAGGTTGTGGTGGATTAGGCTCTGTGCTTCCTATTGGAAATAAATTAGCAGGAATATAAATTTCATCACCGCCTTTAATAGGTTCTAAATTTAATCTTTCTCTTGCTTCATTTCTAGTAATAACACCCTCATTAACAGCTCTTAGAATGTTATCTGTTACCATTCTACGTCTTTCCGTAATTGCAGGAATGCCTTCAATATCATACATTAAAGTTAAATCATCACCATATAAAGGTACTAACCATTCATTAAGATCAGATTCTAAGTGTCTTAGTAAAGGTATAATTGTTTCCTCATAAAGCGCTAATCTAGCTTCTGCCATATTGTTATATGTTTGTGAATCCCCTATTCCTATTAGTTGAGCAGGAACACCAAATACTAAAGCAATATCTTGTGCAGACATACTACGCATAGTTGCAAAGTCCATATCTTTAGGTGATAAACCCATTTCTTTATAATCAAAATCACCTTCAAGTATCATAGTTCTACCTGCCGCACTTGTACCTGTAAATCTTTGTTGTAGGTCTGATCTTAATTGTTCTCTCTGTCCGTCAGTTAATGTAGTCATAGAACCAACTTCATCTCTAGGTTTATATACTACAGCTCCACTAGGTCTTGCTCCGTTCATTAATAAATGCGTGTTATGTTTAGCACTTAGGTTATGTTGGTCTATATCAGAAGCAGATGGCATAATTGGAGATTGTCCCATATAATCATCAACAGGATTAAATAATTTTGTTTGTTTTATTTCTGACTGCCCTGTTATTTGATCTATAGAATAAACAGATTTAACTTGACCATCTATTACATACTCATAAGCAATAGGCATAAAACGGTGTTTATCCGTCTTAATTTGCACTCTGTCTGGTCTTAAAGTAAACAATTCATTTGGGGGTTGTGAATCTGGTCCTACTCTTAATTGATATGTATTACCTGATAATAATAAATAACTTACAACCTTTTGAAAATATTCATTACCTGAATGTGTTGGATTAGGTCTAGCTAATAAATCTAGTAATGGGTGGTCTTCTATTGGTTGATCACCTCGCATTAATTTAAAAGGAACAGAAGATACTCCATTAGATATTTCATTTACACATTTATAAACAATAGGATTTTCTATATATCCATCTCTAGCAAGGTCTTCATAACTATTACGATTAGTAGCATTATTATATCCTGTTTGATAATAACTAACTACATTTCCTTGACCATAGTTTTTGTTTTCTACTTTATTATTTCTAAGTGCTTTCCAAGCATCTTTAAATCCCATTAGGTAATTCTCCATAAAGCTGTCATGCTTGATTTACTTAACTCTGTTAAACCCCACACTAGGGCATCAAGTCTATCTGGTGAGTTAGACTTCTCACCTGTAAAACTACACATTTGGTCTTCTAATTTACTAAAGACTCCACAATGTGATACTCTTTTTTGCTCATATAATGCACTTATTGGTTCTGCTCTAATTACTTTTCCTTTGGTAGCTGTAACTGCTTTATAAGGAATATTCTTATCCACAGTTCTAAGTAATCTCTCCACTAAGTCGCCTCCATTATTAACTTCAGCAATTATTCTTGATGCTTTATATTTATGATATACATTAACAGCGGTTTTAGCCCAAGCATCTGCACTCATCTTTCCTGACACATCATCTAATATATAATACCTGTCGTCAAGTCCTAAACCACATACCACAATTCCTGTTTCATCACTATTTATATTTGCAGTAACAGCAGGATCAACAGCAACAACAACTCTTTTCATTTCTGGAATTTCTTTAACTCTGCATTCTTCTATCATACTTAAACTCCATAAAGCACCTTCTATATCCTCTAATATCTCTGCATACAGCTCTTGTCTGCCCAGTCTTGTGCCTTCATATTGTTTTTTAAATAGCTCTAATGCTGAGTCTGCTAAGTTTTCTTTATTCTCAAATGTATTTCCCTGTGTTTTATATACATCTTCTCTATCATAAAGTTGTTTTATTAAAGATGTTGGTCTAGGTGTAGTTGTTACTATTGTTTGTGGCTTATCCCCTAATCTCATACCAAATTGTAATTGATTCCAAGAGTCTGGATACTTCCATGCCGCTAACTCATCACACCATGCTCTATGATATTGACTACCTCTAAATCTATCTGGTTCACTTGCACTAAAACCCATTATCTTTGAGCCATTGAATAATTCTATTTCTGATGTTGATTTATTATAACTAGAATAACCATCTTTATAACATTCTTGTGGTATTTGACTTACAATCCCTGACACTCCTTCAAAGCAAACACGTCTTAAATCGCCTGTAGTAGGTGCTACAACTGCTACTCTTACATTCTCATGACTTATTGCATATAAGACAACATCTATTGCACCAGTAAGGGTTTTACCCCACCCTCTTCCTGCAAGTATAAGCCAGACATTCCAATCACCTCTAGGTTTTAATTGTTTGTTCCTAGCTGTCCTATACCAATCATTGTATAGTTGTATTGTCGCTTTCTTGCTTGTCGTAGGCAAGTTCGTCAAGTACTTCAAGAAGGTCTTGGAATCTATCTCCGATTTTAACATCTACTTTTAACCCATCTCCTGTATGTTCTGTTTCAAGTCTGTCTTTCCAACCTGCTCTATTTTTAAGATAAAATATCATTGCTGTATTATCTCCTGCTCTTGCTTTTGTAAATAAAGCATTAGTAATAGTTGCAACTCCTTTATCTCTTCCCCTTTTTATAGCCTCCGAAAACTTCGGATACTCTGCTTGTTTCTCA